CCTAAAACTAATGAAGCTGTAAAGGTTATTAATGCTAGAGATTTATGGTGGCAAATAATAAATGCTCGTGCTGAAACCGGTGAACCTTACATGATTAATATTGATACTTGTAATAAACATTTACCAAAAGGACAAAAAGATTTAGGTTTAAAAATTAAACAAAGTAATTTATGTTCAGAGATTACTTTACCAACTGATGAAGAAAGAACAGCAGTATGTTGTTTGTCTTCTGTAAACTTAGAAAACTTTGATAAGTGGTCTAAGAACGATGACTTTATAAAAGACTTAATAACTATGCTTGATAATGTATTACAACATTACATTGACAATGCTATAGACACAACTCAACTAGGAGAATATAGTGCAAATTTTAAACGCTTTAAAAATTATGTTAGAGAAGGCAAAGAAGGATATACTAAATCTGCCTATTCGGCATATAGAGAGAGAAGTCTCGGCTTGGGTGCAATGGGGTTTCATGCATATCTACAATCTAGGAACATACCTTTTGAGGGTATTTTCGCAACTGGATTTAACCACACGGCTTTCACATATATTAAATCAAAAGCTAATGAAGCTACTAAAGAGTTGGCTGTTGAGAGGGGCGAAGCTCCTGACATACATGGTTCAGGTCGTAGAAATGCTAATCTATTGGCTATTGCTCCTAATGCTAGTAGTGGGATTATATGTAGTGGGACTTCTCCTAGTATTGAGCCTTACAGAGCTAATTGCTATACTCATAAAACTTTATCAGGGAGTTATCAGGTTAAGAACAAATACTTGGAAAAACTTTTTAAATCAAAAGGATTAAAGGGTAAGAAACTAGAAAATCTTTGGAAAGATATATCAGGTAATGATGGCTCAGTACAACACTTGGATATTCTTACAGATGAAGAAAAAGAAATATTTAAAACAGCAAATGAGATAAATCAAATATGGATTGTAGAACATGCATATCAAAGACAACAGTTTATATGTCAAGCACAATCCGTAAATTTATTTTTTACTTTACCAAAAGCAACTGAAAGCCAAGATATACATGATGAATATATGCAGTATGTCAACGATGTGCATTGGTATGGTATGAATAAACTTAAATCACTCTACTATTTTAGGTCTAACGCAGCTAGAAATGTAGAGAATGTAAACATTAAAGTTCCAAGAATCAGGTTAGATGAAGTGGAATGTATAGCATGTGAGGGATAACATGATAAAAGAAAAATTATACGATGCTTTGTATGATAAATATAAAGCTGAACAATCAGAAGCTTTGTGTAATATTCAAATGTATTTTAGAGAATGTGTTGGTGTAGCTGACCATCCTAATACAGTAGATACTGTAGCTAAATTATTTGAAGAATATGCAGATGCAACAGAACATTTAAAAATACTAAAGGAGAATAGATATGAGTTTGTTGGGCAATAGAGATTATTATAAACCATTTGAATATCCATGGATGTTTGATTACTATGTATTACAAAATCAAATGCATTGGATGCCGGAGTCTGTACCATTACATACAGATGTTAAAGACTGGCAAGATTTAACAGACAAAGAAAAGAATTTACTTACACAAATATTTAGATTGTTTACTCAATCGGATGTAGATGTAGGTGCAGGATATATAGATAAATATATGCCTTTATTTAAGAAACCAGAAGCAAGAATGATGATGGGTTCTTTTGCTAATATGGAATCAATACATCAACATGCTTACAGTTTATTACTTGATACAGTTGGAATGCCGGATATAGAATACAAAGCTTTTGCTGACTATGAAGAGATGTCAGACAAGCATGATTATGTTGGTAACTTTAAACCTAGTAAAGCTAAGAAAGAAACTATAGCAAAAACTCTTGCTGTTTATTCTGCTTTTACTGAAGGGTTACAATTATTTAGTAGCTTTGCAATCTTATTAAACTTTCCTAGATTTGGAAAGATGAAAGGTATGGGTCAGATAGTTACTTATTCTATTCGTGATGAGTCATTACATGTTGAAGCTATGACTAAATTATTCAGAGAGTTTATCCAAGAAAACATAGAGATATGGACAGATGATTTTAAGAAAGAACTCTACGAAATATGTAGACAGATGGTAACATTAGAAGATAAGTTTTTAGATTTAGTATTTGAAATGGGAGACATTCAAGGACTAACTAAAAAAGATATGTATGCTTATAATAGATATATAGCTGACAGAAGATTATTACAACTTGGTCTTAAAACTAATTATGACCAAAAAGAAAATCCTCTAGGTTGGATTGATGAAGTAACTGGTGTTGAACATCAGAACTTCTTTGAAGGTAGAGCAACAACATATATGAAAGCAGGGTTAAGAGGAAGACAAGACAATATAACATTTAGTGATTTGAGTGAGTAAGATACTAAAATCTGAAACTCCTAAAGGGGATTTATCTTGGTATATAAAATGGATTTCTAGTTGCATTATAGTAACTGCTATGTCTCTAAGAGGTATAGAAGGTATGCAACTATATGATTTGGTTTTATCTATAACAGGAGTTTCAGGTTGGTTATGTGTAGGATTACTTTGGAAAGATAGAGCATTAATTATTTTAAATGCAGTAGGTCTTGTTCTTTTAATAAAAAATTTATTAATAGAATTTATGGTATAAGGATATAAAATGAAAGATAAAGAAGCAACTCTTCTTGCGTATAAAATATTATACAATAGAGCAGGTAAGCTAATAACAGAGAGAACAATTACAAACATTACAGAATTAAAACCTTACTTTACAGATGAAGAATACTCAACTTTAAAATCTGTATTACGAGAAGGTAGTATAAAACTAGATGAAGTACATAATTATATAGAAGCTAATTTAAATGCTAGAAGAATGACAGAATGAAATGGGCTAGTCTATCACTAGGTTTATTAACACTACCTTTACTATTTAACTTTACACCCTTAGAAGTCTTACGACTTAAAACCTTTGATGCTTTTATAGAGACACCAGAACCATCTGGTAACTTTGTAATCTTAAATATCACAGAAGAAGATGTAAGAGAAAGAGGAGGCTATCCTTTTCCTAGACAAGACTTAGCTCAGATACAAATAGATTTACTTAACAAAGGTGCATTAGGTGTAGGCTGGGTTATTTTATTTCCACAACCAGATAGATTTGAAGGCGATGAAATTTTTGCAGAAGCTTTATCTTATGCTCCTAGTATCTTAGCAATGCCCGAATATGATAATGGCATTTATCCTAAAACACATGGTACTGTTATCTTAGGACCAGATGTAGACTTACCAAAAGCTACAGGATTTTTACAAAACATAACCGAACTTCAAGAGTCTGCTTCTCAAGGTGCTGTATCTGCACCAGTAGATGTTGATAACCTTGTAAGAAGATTACCATTATTACAACAAACACCTAATGGTTGGGTTGCTGCTTTCGGTACAGAAGTTTTAAAAGTATTAGTAGGTGGTAAAACTTATCAGATAAAAACAAATGACAATGGTATAGAACAAATAAGAGTAAGAGGATTAAATCCAATAAGCACAGATAGTCTTGGTCGTAAATGGATTAGTTGGGTTGATACACCACAAACTACACTAGCTGAAATGAATGTTGCAGGTAAGTTTGTATTTGTAGGTGTTACTGCAAAGGGTGTTATGCCCACTTTAGCGACACCAAATGGGCTACTAGAGCCTCACAAGATACAGTCTGCCCTTGCAGAAAGTATTTTGATTAACTCTCCGTTCATACCTGACTATAGATTATTCGCTGAATTACTAATACTAACTGTTTCTGGTCTTCTTATTGCTTTTGCTATAAGTTACTTTGGAATTACATGGGGCTTAGTATTAGCAGGAGTATCTATGTTATCTGTTGGTTCTCTTGGATATTACTTTATATCTATTGGTTACTTGATAGATGTAACTTGGTCTTTAATAAGTATGTTGTTAATAGGAACTCAACAATTCTATTTAAACTTTAGAACTCAATACAAACTAAGACAACAAATAAAGAAACAGTTTGAACATTACCTTGACCCAAGACAAGTAAAACAATTACAAGATAATCCAGAACTTTTAAAACTTGGTGGCGAAAGAAGATACTGTACCTTTTTGTTTACAGATGTCAGAGGTTTTACTTCACTATCAGAAAAGTTAGAACCAGAACAAGTAACAGATATAATGAACAAAGCTTTGACTATACAATCAGATGCAGTTAAGAAGTATGGTGGTATGGTTGACAAGTATATAGG